CCTGTTCTTGTTGTTGGCGCAGTGCACGATTACGCTCTCGTTGAGATCTCCCTAAAGTTTCTTGTAGGGTTTGATCATACTGTTGGGCAAGATCCATTACCACGATCTAAAATCTCGTTGGAAATATTTAGTCTCGGTGTTTTTGTAGATACTGTATTGCATTTTCTAGAACCTCCAAATTTTCTTTAGCAAACCCAAGAAGAGCATTACAATCATTACACAATAACTCACGAACCTCACCTGTAATATGATTGTGATCTACAGACAAAGGTTTTATATCTCCAGTCTTTAATAATCGCTGTTCGGGTTTTCCACAAATAGCACAACAATTATCTTGAGCAACAATCATTTCCAAATATTGCTGAGAAGTTAAGTTATAGTTTATTTTTAAATGTCTTTCACGACATCGTTTTAAAACTTTATCTTTGTTTTTAAGATATGATCTTTTTGAGGCATCAATCTGTTTTTGTTTTTGTTCTGGTGTTTTATTTGCATATCGAATACGATTTCTCTCTCGATCTTTTTCCCTCAAAATATCTTTATTTTTCACTCGATATTCTTTTTGATATTGTATATTATCCATTACCAACCTCGCATTTCAACTCCGAACCGAAGCGAGCCCTCCTCTAATCCGAAGTTGAGAGCTTCTTGTTTAATCACCGACATTTCTTGCCACAAGGTTTTACGACTAGTAGAATCAAGTCCATACTCAGGAGCAAGTCTAGTAGCAAGACCATAAGTAATAGCATCATACCACTCTTGTGGAAAATCTGGTGTGTCTGTTGAAACATCAAAATCTTCGAAGGGACGTTGATAGTAAATTACAATTGTATTAGCAGATTGTTCTACAGTAGAAGGTACAGGAAACACATGCAAAATTCCATATTCATTTAAAGGTTCATAATAAATTTGAATGGGATTTCCAGTAGAGGTTTTATTACCTAGAATATTATACTCTTGTCTAGTCAGAATTCTAATAGGAACATCTACATTAGAAGAAGTATTATGATTAAATACTTGAATCACTTTTAATGGTTTAGGTGTATTAACAGTTTTACCTATTCCAATTTGATATGTTGCAGACCCTGAAGTTAAAGGAACAGCAAAGGATTTAATTGCCCACAAAGGCATCCCATCAGCTTCCCATGCTTTCACTAAACCATTTAAGGCAACAGCAGCTTCGGTGGTCTGATTAGTTGTTGGTGTCTCTCCTTGAGCTAGAACACCAATAAGACGCAAAGCGCGTTTAATAATATCATCACGACTCACAGAAAAATCTGTACTGCCACTTGTGGCCATAAACTATCCTTTCAATTTTATAAGAGTATAAATTGCTACAATAGCAGTAGATACTCCACCAGCCCACTTAATAAAACTAACGATCCAATTCGCCGCCCGCCAAGCAGCCACTAAATCCTCAACGTCTCCAGATAACTTATCTAGTTTTTGTTCTATTAAGGTTAGGCGTTCATCATCTGCTCGTCTATTGTGTTCAGTCATATGTAACTTTCATTAAGGAGATTGTCTAGTAAGTCGATATTGACCGATCACATAAAAAGTCTTGTTCTCGTTAAGAGTTGTAGAATACCACTCAAATGTTAATTGCTCATTAGTGATGTCGGCAAACAACGAACCAAACCTATTACTACTAGTATTAGACGTCACTCCCGTTCCAGATGCTTGTGATGTAGAACTGAAGTTCGATGTTGTATTTGGCACAACTGATATATTAGTTCGACATTGACCAGCCGCTGCGGCAACTGTAGAAAGTATCCCGCTGATAGTAACGATATCTCCTGAGATAGAATAATTCCAAGTTTGTACAGTAACACTAGGAACGGAATTCACTGTACCTGTAAAACTAGGTTGCCATGTACCAGAATCACTGATATAACCCATGTTATTACCACGTAACAACTTACTACCACTCCCATTCACTTTAATACTATTACCGTCCAACCAACACATAACATCAAAAGCAGCACTTACTGATGCATCCACAAAACTACCAATCCTGACCAATGTATTTCCAACACCTATATCATTACCAAAGATTCGAGAGGCAACCCCCTTGGCTGCATCTGGTCGCCACTCAACACCATACCTAGCTGTGTCTGTGTCCATGCGAGTAATATTAATATCAGACACATTTACTCCATGCCAGAACTCACCAATGTAAATACCTCTCTTACAATCCCGAGCTGTTATGTTCTTAATATTAACATTAGATAGTGTGGTGTTTGGGGTTGCTCTATCTCGTAAGTAGATTATTTGACCTGCAAAAATTCCTATGAATGTGCAATCTGTAATAGTTAGGTTTGCTTCTGGTGGAGAAATATCTGTTATGCCCTCTGGATCAATTTCGATACCTATGGGGGTCGCTTGCATAAACGAGTCATAGACAACAGTATCTAATCCACCCCAAGAAGACAAAAGAACTCCCGAGGTTCCCCCACTCTTATCTCCGATAACACGAGCTTTAATTCTTGAGAATCTTGCCCTATTACGAAAACCTACAAATCTAGGACTAAATGCTTGAATGTCAATGTCCGCTCCATAACACGCACCATGTGTTGTAGCACCATCTTCTCTTGAGTTTATAGATTTCATCTTCAATGTAGGACAAATGGAAGGATGTTCTCCACTAGAGAAACTCTGATCCCATCCTTGAGAACCATTATAATCAACTACGTCCCAAGTACAATACCAACTTCCTACATCCTTAAATGAATTGTAAAGAGAGTGATCAACCACGACCTCGAAATCCGCTGGACGTTCAGCTCGTGCTTTTACGTTGCCTTCTAAACAACCTCGCAAGTCTACACATGCTCCAACAGTGAGTCCTAGTTGCGCATCTGCAATTTCAATATATGGACGCAAACAGAAATTCATGCGGACAAGTGTCTTACCATTAGTAGATTTAATAAACCTACCTCCAGTAAGTCGAACATTTTCAACGAAGTTTATCTTACATAGCGTCGAACTGTCCCTAGCTAAAAAATATGTTTCGAGAGTCTTGTCTGGACGATAATCGGGGAAGATTAGTCCACTAGTTACAGTGACTTGAGTAGCACTGTCCACAGAGAATATCTGTACAGGTTCAGCAAAAAAAGGACTAGTAGTACCACCAGTTGTTTCTCCTAGACGCCAAGCATATCCTGCATCGTCATGTAGACAAGCACGTTGTGACTTTAATAATGCCCAATCTCCTACTTGCAAACCATGTGGAGTGGTCGTCTGAATTACAGATTCCCCTGAAGTAACTGTCACGGATAAGGGAACTTCTTCTCCAACAGTACCTAAAGCATAAAAGGTAAAGGCAGCGGCAGAAGTAGAACAATCAATTACAGTCTGAGTCCCAAATTCTAAATGAACATTGTCTTTCAAATACACGATACCAGCTATTTTATATGCTAAATCGTGTGCTTGCACTATACCACCACCCAACGCTTCCATTGCATTAATTGCTTCTTGAATAGCATCTGTAACATCAATTGAACCTGTACCAGATCTTACATCATCAATCTGGGCAGAAGTCATATAATCAGTAACACTGGTGATTCCACGCAATTTCGTTTGTACGTTTGTTGGGATAGCCTCCGTTCCTGCCGGAGTAAATTCTACTAACGAACTAGAAAAACCAGCTTCCAGTTTGTCTGTGTTTAGATTTGTGAAATTTGCATCTGCTTCTTCCCAAGTAAGTGCAGTACCTTTTCCAGCTCGTGTTACAATTGTTGACATTAAAATTCCTCAAAATATGTTTGTGCACCGTGATCTTCAACATAATCTTCATCTACATATATAGTTGTATATATAACATTCGTGAAAAGTAATGCAGGAATTGGGCGTTGAAATGGTACTGTTATTTTATCTGTGTGGGCTTTGACAAAGTCTTGTGGATGGCGATGTTCAAAGTCCTCTGGACAAACTATAAAACCATCCCATCTTTGTTTAGCTTCGTGTGCTTTAATCTTTTTACTACACACATCACAAGTTACATTCCATTCACCAGAAATAAAAAAAGCTTTTTTCATTATTTAAGTCCTAGGAATTTTGGAACTGTTAATGTTTTGGGATTGTTTATAATAGCAGTCATAATTGCATTAATGTCATCTTCTGTTAATGTAAGTGTTCCACTATTTCCAGAAGAAGTAAATCCAATTCCATCCAATACAATAGACACAGTTCCATCAATATTTTCAGGAGTATCTGCTACTGTACCAGCTAAAGAAACAAAAATATCATCCAAAGTAAAACTAAGTGTCGTAGAATGACTTAGATTTCCAGCACTACTAAAAGCAATACTATCTAATGTAAAAGCCATTGTACCAGACACAGAACCAGCAGTATCAACTGCACCACTAAATGTAACCACAACATCATCAAGAGTACTTGTACTAGTTCCTGTATGATTTAGAACACCGCTTCCAGTTACAGAAATAGTGTCTAAACTAACACTAAGAGTACTAGTATGTCCTAGACTTCCTTGTATAGCTGTAGTAATTGAATCTAAAGTACTAGACAAAGTTCCAGTAATACTTGCTGGACCTCCTCCACTAACTGTGGGAATAAATACATATTCTGTTTGAGGTGCGAATATTTGCCAAGGGTTGCCGACAAATTCCAGCACCTCGGCTTGCGACATGCGGCGATTGATAAAGCCTGCAAGTGCAAGTTTTGATCCTGCGCCTGGTCCGTAAGGGGCAGTTGCCTCCGATAGCAAATAACTTGAACCGGAATCAATTGACGGTGTGCCGAATGAAATCCCCGTTGCTTTGACTATCTCGCTAGTATCCAGCCAGCGCACCGTCACGTCAAAGTTGGCGCCATTTGTGGCCGTGAAAACTACGACACAAGGGACGCCTGAGCGGCACGTTACGCCCGAATCATGACTCGCCACCGATGGGATAACAATTGAAAATTTTGACTGGTTTGAATAGACGTTGTCGAATTTAAGGCCGTAGCCATTGCTGGCGAGTTGAGCAAACGTGTCGTATCCGCTATTACCTGTAACGAACGACCCAACAAAAAATGCTGTCCATGACGAGCCAGTAATGCCACGCGGTAAAGCTATTGCATTTGCTGTCTGCGACGAGTTCTGGATAACCCGCCCAAACTTACCATCTACGCCATAACTCAGCGTAGATGGCAGCGTCAGAATCCTTCCCTGCGCCGCATCTATCAGCGACGGTGCCGCAGTTACGACCACACCGTCCGCATACTCGGGACGCAGATGTGAGGCAACCTGTGGCTGCTGCGTCCAAGGAATTTGTTGTGGAATAAGAAACATCTATACTCCAATCAAAGTTAAGCATTAGCTACAGAAGTAAATTCAGATAAGAAAGCTTCACATGTAACAGATTGACCTGTATTACCTGTAATTTCTACTTCTAAATGCATAACTCCAGTAGGAACATTATAATTCCATTCCCCAATTGTGCTAGCCGTAGTTCCATTTCCAACCTGATAAACTGTTTTCCAATCTGTACCTGCACTAGCAGCAGTAGGAGTAGTTCCTGTATTATGAGCAACCAGAATATTTGCTACTGCTTGAACTGTTGGGCCAGTTCCACCATTAGTGATCTTAATTGTAAGAACACCACCAAAGGCAGTTCGTAGATCAACTGTTCCACGTGTAGTACTACCGGCAGTATTACTAGTGGCCGCTGCAATAAGAGTTCTCGAATTTTTCGTTGCTGTTGCAGTACTCATACTAACCACTCCCCATTATCCGACCAACACACTTTTCGCACATCTATTTCAGACACCGGTGTAGCAATTTCAGCTACTTTAAGTAATGAAAATAATGGTCCAGATAAAGTTGGATTTTCAGAAATAAATCTAAGAAGTTGTGCACGGGTTACTGGAAGACCAATATCAAATTCACCTCGTTCAATCAACTTCAAAGACCACTTCACATTAGAATCTGTAGGACTAAGACTTTCAAGTGTATTTAGAAAGTCACCTCCATATGGTGCCATAACTGCTAAGATTGTTCCAACACCAATTTCTTTAGATACAATTGAAATACGAGTAGGTAAAAACTGAGCAATTAACGTTGCATTTTTTGTTTCTAGAATTTCCGCAGGAAGTCCGCGAATTTCTTCAATTGTAACATTAGACATTTGGAACCTCTATTAAGCATTACCTTCGGTGATTGTTGCGCTAGTGATAGTAACAGTGTCGTTTGTTGCAATACTAGTATTAGTCAAGTTTACATTAGCACCTGTAGTACTAACAGTTAAACCTTCAATAACCATTGTAGTTCCATCTGATTTTAGAATACGAGCAATAGCTGCTGTGCCTGTACCAACAGCAGTACCAGCAGAAATAGCATTAAGTGTGAGTACTCCACTAGAAGCAGCAGCAGCAAAAGCTGTAGCATTACAAACACATTCGACTAGAAGTGTTGCATAAGAAGCAGTGTAGATACGTAGTTTTGCAGAGGTACTCGCAAAAGTAGTAATCTGATCTGCACGATTATTACGAAGAGTTGTAGCTAAGGCAATTGCCATATTAAATCCTTATAAATAAGAAAGACTTGCTCGGTTGTCCCAAACATTGTCAAAGAATGTATTTCCAT